TAATGTTTATTCTTGGGGTCATAACAACACGGGTCAACTAGGACAAGGAAACACTACTAACTTGAGTACCGCCACGTTGATTAGTTATTTCTACGATAATGGTATTACAATAAGAGACATAGGAACTGCATGTACTTCCGGAAGTGCTTCATACGCTATTGATGATGCTAATAACTTATATACATGGGGTTACAATGGTTATGCTAATCTTGGTCATAATGGCACAACTAACATCCCCACACCGACTCTTGTTCTTGCTAATGTGTCAAAGGTTTGGATGAGAAATGCTGACTATAACAACACGTTTGCTCTTAAAACTGATGGCACATTGTGGGCAGTTGGCTACAATGGCTATGGTCAATTAGGTGTAGGCGCTGATACAACACAACGTACCGGATTTACTGAATGTTTTGCTGATCCTAATGGAAACGATGTGACTGCTGAATTAGAATCATTTGGTTTGGCGGGACGTTCTCCAATTGTAGATTTTCAAAATGGTGGGTCGGGATCGTATGGATTCACCATTGTGTTACTTGCGGATGGCTCATTACACTCTGTTGGGTATAGTGGTAACGGGCAACTAGGTCAAGGGCATATCATCGGTACTACGTATTGGTTTACACCCGTATTAATGCATCGTAAGAAAGCGGAAAGTTTCTATATGGTTGGAGCAAGTTCTGAAGGTGGTTTCTTTGTCAAGATGACCGACGGCACGATGTATGGTTGTGGATACGCTGGTGAATCTCAGTTACCTGATGATGATGATGAGTATTCAACTACACTTATGCCAATCGCATTTTAAGGGGTGTATATGAATCTCTCTCAAGAGCAGACCGCACATCTTAAAGTGCAATTAGAGTTGGCAGCGCATGAAAAAGAATGTGCTATCCGATATCAATCCGTCGAAGACAAATTGACTGCACTTGATAAACGTCTGTGGCGTCTCGAAGCTATGGTCATGGGAAGTACTCTTGCGTTTATTGCGCTGACATTTGTTATCGTAAGTAAAATCGTCTAAACATAGGGAGCAAAAATGTTAGTAGAACTAGCGGCGGCTAACGCGGCTTTTTCTATCATTAAACGCGCCCTCTCAAATGGTAAAGAACTCATCGATTGTGGAAAAGCAGTCGGTGAGTTCGTCAATGCCAAAGATGCACTATCACAAAAAGGTAATCGGAAAAAGAATTCATTTTGGTCAAGGGTTGGCGGTAAGGATGGAAATGATCTGGAGGAGTTTATGGCCTTAGAGAAAATAAATCAACATGAAACAGAGTTAAAAGAAGCAATGATTTACACCGGACGCCCCGGTCTTTGGCAAGATTGGATTCGATTTCAAGCTGAAGCTAGGGTTGCGCGAGCGACCGCTTTAAAAAAGGCACAACGAGATCACGACAAGATGGTTGAAACAATTTGTAAGATTGCTATAGGACTAATAATCACCGTGTTTATATGCGGTCTAAGTTTCATGGGAATTGTCTGGTATAGGACTCATTACAATTAAGGAGATAATATGATTGGCCTAGTATTGCAAGGTTTATTCGGTGTCGCAAGTAGTGCCATTGAGGGCTACGTAGACACTAAGAAAGCTAAAGCTAAACAAGCTTTGGTTAAGATTGAAGCTGAAACTTCTATCATGGAAAAACAAATTACCGGGGAGATTGCTTGGGACGTGGAAGCCGTTAAAGGTTCTCGCGAAAGTTGGAAGGACGAATATTTAACAATTTTATTCAGCATTCCACTTTTACTATGCTTCATCCCTTTTACTGTTGAGTACGTTGAGAGGGGCTTCCAAGCTTTAGCATTAACTCCTGATTGGTATAAATATACTTTAGGAGTAATTGTTTCTGCATCGTTTGGAATTAAAGGTGCAACTAAAATGTTTGGAAGGAAAGGGTAATGATTGAATTTGTGCTTGTGTTTATGATGGGATTACGTGTCATAGATCAAACACAAACCTTTGAAGACATCGATAGATGTTTATATTTTTCTGAACGATTAAATAGACAAGCCTCTATACCCCAGAAAGAAGGTGCAAATTTACAAATAACCGCGTATTGTAAACCAAGAAAAAAGAGGTGATAAAATGAACACACCATGTGTAGGCGCTTGTCGTCTTAACGACCAAGGGATATGCCTAGGGTGTTTTCGGACTATCCAGCAGATCAGAGATGCATACAATAAAGACACCACTAAAGATGAAATTAAACCTAAAGGAGTGAGTTGAAGTCGAATGGATTTAGAAGTTATTGGAATGGTTGGTTTGTTTATGCAGACTTTAACTATGATTGCCGTGTTTATGAATACTGCAATTAATATTGTTTATAGGAGAAATCAAGATGCCAAAAGTGGGAAGTAAAGCGTACCCTTATACGCCAAAAGGAAAAGCCCAAGCTAAAGAAGCCAAGGCGCAATTGAAAAAATCAAAACCAACTGTGAGGAAAAAATGAAAGATACCGCTGAGTTAAGGGACGTACTGTACGCCCGACTAAAAAAAATCGTGGTCATGGATGATGAACTTTCACCATCAATGGTTTCCGCAGTAACTAATTTCTTAAAAACATTTCCACCTTTTGAAGAAGTTGAAGACCTTCCGACCGCTAAGAAAATTTCAGCAAGCTTGGAAAAATATGGAAAGGTAATGCCTTTTGAAGTACCAACAAAGGAGATTGATAAATGGCAATAACATCTGGATTAGCAAATTCTCAGTCAACGTCTAACATAATGAGACGACCAACTGATCCACTTAAAGTTGAGGCTACAACTAAAGCAAAAAGTGATTTACTTTTAACTGCGAAACAAATGTCTCAGCAGAAAAAGAAAAAGATGAAAACAAAAATGAAAGTTGATAGCGCAGCGAGCATGTTGCAAGCGGATACTCCCGACCCTAAGACAAGCATCGAAGGTTATCTACGGATAGGTAAACGCCAATACGCTTGAGCGACGCGCCCGTAACTCAGCTGGATAGAGTGCTAGTCTACGAAACTAGATGTCAGGGGTTCGAATCCCTTCGGGCGCACCAACCTCACAATTAGAGGGTGCTTATGCCCAGACCCCCCCTTTGTATATACTATACGTATAGGAGACGATATGTTAAAACCTTTAATGTTAGAGGGAAAACCACATTGGGTACAAACGTTCCCGGTAGAAGTTCATGGGGCATTTGAAGACTTTAGAAACTTCTTGTTTATCGCATGGAAACATCTAGGTCTACCTGACCCGACTCCGGCACAATATCAAATAGCACATCGACTACAATTCGGTGTAGATACATCAGAAGATAAGAAGACCATAGACCCTTACCAGCCACGTGAAGACATCATTAGGTGTTTCCGTTCACTAGGTAAGTCTTACATCACGTCAGCGTACGCTATATGGCGTCTAATGCGTAATCCTAGGGACGAGAAGATACTCGTTGTGTCTGCTACGGGTTCTAAAGCTAAAGAGTTCGTTGCTCAGACCAAAGGTATCTTAGAATCTATGGAGATTGTCCAATGGTTGTTGGATGGTAAACGTGAGTCCGGAGCAACACGACGTGACATGGCTGATCAATTCGATGTAGCTGGTGGTTCATTGTCACAATCATATAGTGTAGCAGCCAGAGGTATCACCGGGCAGATCACGGGATCACGTGCGACTCTATTAGTTGCGGATGATATCGAAGTTGAACGTAATAGTTTAACTGAAGAGGCACGTAGTAGGATTGTACGTATCATTCAGTCTGACTTTGTACCTATTACTAAAACAGAACATGGTAAGGGAGACATTATTCTCTTAGGAACACCACAGACGGAAGAGTCTGTGTACAACAAACTAGTATCAGAGATGGGCTTTAGGTGTTTTACAATACCGGTTAGATATCCCACCGTTGATAAGTTAAAGAATTACATAATCACCGACACTCAAACGGGTGAAGAGGTGAACATCCTTGCGCCATACTTACGTCAAATGTTTGACGAGGAGTTAACTTCCTATGGTCAAACTACTGACAGTCGTTTTGGTGAGCAAGAGTTACTGAAAATTGAATCTAAAGGTCGAGCATCGTTCGCGTTGCAGTACATGTTGGATACATCGTTGAGTGATGCAGAGCGTTACCCATTGAAACAACACGACCTGATCGTTATGTCATGCAATCCATTAAAAGCACCACTAACTGTGCAATGGGGAAGACACAACGACAAGAACAACTACGTCAAAGACATACCAAACTTAGGGTTCTCCGGCGATCACTTCTTACGTCCGCTCTTTTTAGATAGCGAATGGGAAAAGTATGAGTCAAAAGTCCTCTTTGTTGATCCAGCGGGTCGTGGTGCTGATGAAACGGCATGGGCAATCCTTGGTGTACTGAACGGTATCATGTATCTGTTGCACGTTGGTGGCTTTGCTGCCGACCCGGCGCAAGCTATGACACAGATTGCTTTAGATGCTAAGAAGTATGACGTACAGACCATTGAAGTCGAGCCGAACTTTGGGCAAGGCATGTGGGTCACCGCGTTTCAACCCATCTTATCTAAGATATGGGTGGGCGGTTGTACAGTTAAGGAGTCCGAATGGGCTAAAGGTCAAAAGGAACTACGTATCATTGATACGCTAGAGCCGGTCATGGCACAACATCGCTTAGTTATTGACGAGGACTTAGCGAGACGTGAGTCACGCGCTGAAGATCATCGATTCTCTCTACTATATCAACTATCCCACGTCACAAGAGACCGGGGATCGTTGAAACATGATGACCGATTAGATGCATTAGCTGGAGCAGTTGCTCATTATCAGCGATCTATGGGTCAGGATGTACATGAGGCTGCACGTGGAGTGGTTCAACAACGTCTTGACGAAGAAATGGAAGACTTTGTGAATTGGCACGAGTCAGGCGGTAAGCTTGGACTACGTGGTCGCAGTAGAGATGGGGTTCATACGGAAGTATGGATGTCTGATCGCACTAGTTTATAACCAGAAGGAGACATATATGATAGGAATGATCTACATAAGAGCGTTAGAAATAATAGGGAGACGTAATGTACCAACTAAGTGACCGATCAAGTGATAGACTCATGGGAGTACACACCGATCTCGTAAAGATTGTCTATAGGGCTATCCAAACTACAGAAATAGACTTTGGAGTGTCTGAAGGACTACGATCTCTAAAGACTCAGAAAGAGTATCTCGCTAAAGGGGTCACTACTACGTTAAATAGTAGACACCTCTCAGGTCATGCAGTAGATGTCTTCGCGTATGTCGGCGGTATCGCCCGATGGGAGATGCCATTGTACGAGAAGATACACGACGCTTTCAAATCAGCGTCTGAAGAGTTAGGAATTCCCGTTGAGTGGGGTGGTGGATGGAAGTCTTTTCCTGATGGGCCACACTTTCAACTACCGTGGAATGAGTATCCTAAAGTTGCCTTTGATAGTAAGTCATAACTAGACGTTAAGAGCGTCTGTAAGGCTCGTACAGAGACTTTAAGCAATGATGCGGAGTGTTACTCTCCGTTATTCTTATCGCCTCTGTACGTGTCTATACGCGTCTTCAAAAATTGCCTAAGATTCGTAAGGTGATGTCTGCCCCCAGCTACATTTCGAATCCCCCCGTGCCACCCCCGATTGCTGCCGGGCGCATAGGCCAGTTTTTCCTCTGTGAGAAAACGTATTGATTACAAATTGATGCAATATGATTAGGGTTCTAGATCAATACGTTGAACCATGCGACGCTATTCGATTTGAAATAATTGAAACACATATGCGAAC